GGTCGAAATATCACATAAGACGTCGGAATGACCCGGCCTCGCTGGGAGACGCCCCCGCCCCGCGGTGTCTTCGGCAGCTACGGTCCGAACGTCGCCGAATGGGCGAAATGCGAGCTCGGGATCAGCCTCGGCCGGTGGCAGCGCCACACCCTCGATAACGCCCTCAGATACGACCGCAACGGGGATCTGATCGCCCGGGTCGCCCTGCTGTCGACCGGCCGGCAGAACGGGAAGAGCGTCGTCGTCCGGTCCCTCTTCGGCTGGATGCTCGACCAGGGTCAGGACATCCCGGCCTTCGCCGGTTGGACGACGCTCCTTGCCGCTGCCCATGATGCGAAGCAGGCCCGGATCATCTACCGCGGCGTGCTCCGGGACATGCAGTCGATCGAGCGGCTGAAGAAGGACTCCAGGCTCACCGAGTACTACGGGATCGAGCGCGGCCATCTTCAGCTCGATACCGCGACGAGCGACCCGGGATCCGTCCGCGGCCTGTCGGCCGGCGCCATCGCCTGGGACGAGATGCTGACCCAGAAGGACTGGGACATGTGGGAGGCACTGGCGCCGACGCAGACTGCCCAGCGCTCCCCGATCATGGTCCTGACCTCCACGGCCGGCCTGGCGACGAGCGTCGTCCTGCGGACGTTCTACGACCGCCTGGTCCGCATCTCGAGCGGCGACGAGAAACCGGACAAGACCTTCTACGGTGCGTGGTGGCAGAGCGCTGATCCAGATGCGGGTTTGGACTGGAAGGCGGTCAAGCAAGCCAACCCCGCTCTTGGAGATGGACGCCTAACCAGAGCTGCCATCCAGTCCGAGTTCAGTGTGCTTCCCCCGGATAGCTGGCGCCGTGAGCGCCTCAACCACTTCATTGACGTCAAGGCTGAAGGCGCGTTCAATCCGGGCGTCTGGGCAGCCTGTCGGACGAGTGTCCCGCTCGACGGGCTGACCGGACCCTACGCGCTTGCCGTGGATGTGAAGCCGGGTTGGGAAAGGGCGACGATCTGTGTATCAGGCATTCGAATGGACGGACGGGTCGGTGTGGAGGTTCTGCATGATCTCCGTGACGAGCCGGGAAATCCGGTTACGGCTGCTCGAATCATCGCCGCCCTGGAAGCGTTCCCTGACTATGTGGCGGTCATCGTCTTCGACTCCATCTCCGGTATTTCTGCAGAGTTACGTCGAAGGGGAGCCGAAACAGGTCTTCCTTACACCGAGCTGACCCGCAATGAGTTCGTCGCGGCCTGCATGGACGTCAGCGAGATGATCCACTCGGGAAGGCTGGCCGTCGACGATCCCCTGCTCGACGCCCAGATGCCGCTCGTGGCAAGGCGGGACGTCGGCGCGGACGGCGCCTTCTGCTTCTCCCGCGGCAACAGTCTCGGCCCGATCGACGCCTTCCTGTCGATGACCTTCGCCGCCCACGGCATCGCCAGCATGGCGGCGGTCCCCGGGATCGTGTAGAGTCGCCCCGACGCGGTCTGCCCCTTCGCGGATAGCGTCACCACTCCCGAACCGCCTCCAATCGGTTCGGGCGCCGCAATCTCGGTACCAATTCCTAGAGATACGCTGTACACATCTAGGGATTGATGGTATAAGCGCCTCGTGGGCTGGATTGCGGACCTGATCCTCGGGCGACGCGATGCTGTAGCGACCCCGACGCGAATGGTCGGCTTCCCCTCCGACGGCGGCGTCCTCCCGTCCGGCGTCACCGCGACCACGGCCCTCGGCATCTCGGCCGTCTGGCGCTGTCTCGACATCCTGGCGAACGGGATCAGTCAGCTCGAGTGGAATGAGAAGCGCGGCAACCTCGAGTTGCCATCGTCCCGGATCGTCCTCCGTCCGCAGTCGGAGCGGACCCGCCGCGAGTGGACGTCGATTGTCGTCTCGACGCTGGCCCTGTTCGACGTCGCCTACTGCCTGAAGACGCCGACGGTCGATAGCGAGGGCGTGCCGATCTCGATCCTCTACCTTCAGCCGTCGATCGTCAGTCCGAAGCTGTACGACCTGTTCGGGATCTTCCCGCCGACGCAGTACTACGTAAAGGGCAGAGAGGTCGACGCGAGCGACCTCGTGATCATGCATCGCAGTCCGCAGCCGGGGATCTTCGATAGCGTCGGCGGCGTGATCAGCCTGGCCCGGGCGACGTTCGCCGCGGCGATCGCGGCCGAGAATTATGCGAGCCGGTACTGGCAGGGTGGCGGCTCACCGTCGATCTACCTGACGACCGACGCCAACATGCCGGACCCGATCGCCACACAGATCGGCGACCGCTGGACGGAGAAGCGGAAGCTGGGACCGGATCACCCGCCCGTGCTCACCGGCGGGCTGAAGGCGGTCGATCTGGGGATCGATCCGACAACGGCCAGCGCGGTCGAAGCCCGCCGCGAGCTCGTCGCCGACATCGCCCGCTACTTCGGGATCCCGACCCGGATCGTCAACGCGCCGACTGGCGACAGCGAGACGTACCACACGTCCGAGGCCGGCAACCAGGATCTGGTCCGCTACACCCTCCAGAACTACATCAGCGCGATCCAGGACGCGATCAGCGACCTCCTGCCCCGCGGCCGGCGGATGGAGATGGACGCCGAGCCGCTGACCCGCGGCGTCCAGCTCAACCGCTACCAGGCGTACAGCTTCGCCCTCGGCAACAAGGCATGGCTGACCCCGGATGACGTTCGCGAGATGGAGGACAAGCCGCCCGTCGAGAACCCCGAGGACCTGAACCCGACGCCCGTTGCGCCGGTCATTGCAGCCGGGCCGCCGGCAGGAGGACCACCGAATGGCTGACAAGGAAGACAAGGCGACGCCCGAGGAGCTGGCCGAGGTCCGGCGCACCCGCAAGATCGCGGCCCAGGGCGCTGAGCACGACAAGGCGCGGGAGCAGTCCCGGGCCGACGAGCTCGCGTCGCAGAAGGCCGTCGAGGACGCCGTCTTCGGAGCGACCCACGACAAGGACGGTGACCCGATCGCGCTCGGCGTCGACCTTCACGAGCCGCCCGGGATCACCCTCGTCGAGGGCAAGCCATGACGGACCGTCATATCACCGAGGCGCTTGGCTCGATCCGCGAGGTCAGCGCCGAGGACCGGATCATCGGCGGGATCGCGATCCCGTACGGCGTCCTGTCCGGGCCCACCGAGCTGTACGTCGGCTCGGGTCAGGTCGTCCGCGAGGCGTGGGCGCCAGGCGCCTTCCGCGACAGCGTGACGTCGTGGTCTGCTCGCCGGGACGGCGGCCGGATGGCCTACCGCCCGGCCCACCGTGAGAAGCCGGTCGGCACCGTCCAATCGTTGGAGGAGACGCCTGACGGTGTCGCGTTCCGCGCCCGCATCTTCAAGACGCCGGCCGGCGATGAATACCTCGATCAGGTCCGCGAAGGCCTGAACGGGGTGTCGGTCGAAACCGACATGCCCGGCGGCACCGTGAAGATGCGGGACGGAACGCTGCTCCACCGGGCGGGCAAGCTCGTGGCCATCGCCGGGTCCGTCAACCCGGCCTTTGACGGGGCGCGCATCGCGCTCCGCGACATGGAGGAAGTCATGAACGAGACGCCGGCGCCGGAGCCGACCCCCACCCCTCCCCCGGCGCCGACGCCGGAGCCCACCCCGGAGCCGATCGCGGCCAACCGGGACCTCGTCACGGTCAGCCGGGCCAGCCTCGAGCGGGCCGGCGTCACGGCGATGATCGGCGACGTGCGGATCACCCGCCCGGAGCTCGTCTACAACCGGGACAGCGCGTTCACCTACATCGGCGACACGTGGCTCGCGGCGAACCGTGACAGCGCGGCCGGCGAGCGCGTTCACAAGCACCAGTCCTGGCTCGGCGAGCTGGCGACGAAGATGGAGCGGGACGCCTACAGCCGGATCTTCGACCCGGGTGTGGCCGAGCGTGCCGGCGACGTCCTGAGCTCCGAGATCCCGGGCGCCTACCCGACGGACTTTGTCCCGGGCCTGCTCACCCCGCGCATCCTGAAGGGCCGCCCGATGGGCAGCTTCTTCCAGCGCATTCCGATCGCCGACGCCCGGCCGCGGACCTTCCCGAAGGTCACGACATCGACCACGGTGGCCGTCCAGTCGGCCGAAGGCGCGGCCCTCTCGGCGGTCGACCTCGCGACGACGGCCGTCACGGTCACGCCGCTGATCTACGGTGCCTACACCGATGTCAGTCGGCAGGCCCTCGACGGGGCCGACCCGTCGGTCCTCTCGATCATCTACCAGGACCTCGTCGAGGCGTATGCCCAGGCGAGCGAGACGGTGATCAAGACGGCCGTCGAGGCAGGCGCCACGGCGTCGGGCACCGCGATCACGGCGGCGACGCCGTGGGCCGGCGAGCTCGCCAACGTGATCAAGTACTACGCGACCCGGTTCAAGCCGGCCCAGGCCGCGTTCATCCCATCGGCCCTCTACAGCGTCCTGTTGTCCCAGGGTGACACGACGGGCCGGCCGTTCATGCCGATGCTCGGCGCGATGAACTCGGACGGCACCGTCGAGCAGGGCGCGATCGCCGGGAACATCCTCGGCGCCAAGGCGCTCCTGTCGTACGCCTCGACGGTCAACGTCAACGTGTTCGCGGTCCCCGCGGACTACGTGATCTTCGAAAGCGCGATCGCTCAGTTCCAGTACGACCAGATCGTCGGCCCGCAGGCCGTCCGGGTCGGCCTCTGGGCGTACCTCGTCGTCGGCACCCGTCTGGGCGGGTTGTCGGTCACCGCCGCGTAAGCGGCTCAGGGGTGGGCGGTTCCCCGAGGGCCGCCCACCCCGATCAACTGAAAGGACCGACATGGCCGTCATCGCCTACCCGGGCAACCTCCAGACGTCGCAGGCCGGCAACGCCGACAGCACGAACGTCATCCAGCGCGTGAACGGCGAGGTCAACCTCCGCCAGATGGTCCTGCGGATCGTGACCAACGCCGGTACGACCGTGACGATCAACATCATGGGCAGCGCCGATAACGTGACGTACTGGAACGTCCCGTACAGCCCGATGGGCGCCGCTCCAGGCGACTGGACGAAGGCGGCGATCGTGATCACGACGGCGACGACCAACCTCTACGCCCTGATGCCGGGGCAGGGCTGGACCTTCCTGAAGCTCGTCATGACCCTGAACACCGGCATGACGCCGACCAGCGACTTGCTCTAGGAGACGCCATGAGCATTCCGACCGTCCTGTTCATCATCTCGATCGTCCTCGCGATCGTGGAGGAGTTCCAGACGAACGGCCGCAGCCTCGTCGGCTGGGCGATCATCGCGACCGACGTCGGCCTGCTGTGGGGCCACCTTGGCTGACCAGCTCTGCACCACGGCACAGGTGAAGGCCCGGATCAACCCGGCCGGCGTGAGCGACACCGTTGACGACACCCTGATCAGCGAGCTGATCGACCAGGTCAGTGACTGGATCCAGCACTTCACCGGACGCAAGCTCGTGCCGGTCACGTCGACGACCTGGATCCTCGATACCAACGACGGCTATGTCCTGCGGATCCCGAAGGGCGTCCGAACCGTCAGTGCGCTCGGCATCGCGAGCACCCACCAGCCGGACACCGGCGGGACGTACACGACGGTCACGGCGGCCAACATCCTTCTCCGTCCGTCGACTCCTGACCTGTCGGAGGGCTGGCCGCCGACGGAGATCCGGCTATCCCGCTCGCAGACCACGTTCATCTTCCACGCCGCCGAGAACGGCGCCAGCATCACCGGCACGTTCGGCTTCGCGGCCACCCCGCCCGACATCCAGGCGGTCACGATCGACGCCTGCGTCGCGGCCTACCAGTCCCGCAAGAACGGCGCCAGCGGTGTCATCGGGGCCGAGGGCGACGCGATCGTGCCGTGGGTCAGCTTCTTCTCCAGTGGCAGTCCGCAGCGGGCGACCCTCGAGCGCTACCGCTACATCGGGTTCGGCTGATGCCGGATTTCGACGCGATCAACACCGCCCTCGTGGCCCGCTTCAGCCCGGCTCAGGTCACGGCGCCCGCCGGCGGCTATGACCCGATCCGGGTGGCGACCGGCGACCTCCCGGGCCAGATGACACCACTCCCGACGGTCCTCGTCTTCCCCGAGTCCGGCGTCTACGAACAGAAGATGGGCGGCAAGCGGGACAGCACGAACACGTTCATCGTCCGCTTCTACTACAACCAGGTGGGCGATGCGGAACGCGACTTCGTCGCACTCCGCAAGTGGCTCGACGTCCTGTCCGACCAGCTCCGGGCAGCCATTCAGCTCGGTGGCCTGACGTGGTCCAGTGGCGTCCGTCAGGGAGAGGTCACCCGGGCGAAGGTCGATAGCTGGAAGATCGGCGTTCTGACGTACGCCGGCGTCCCGTACAGCGGGATCGAGCTCACCGTCTCGGTCGTCGTCAACGAAAGCCTGGTCTTCGTGGCATGAAGTCCATCGTCGCCGGCCAGTCACGGATCGCGATCGACGCCCACGACTTCGCCGTGGCCGCCTGGGCGTTCGGCGACCAGTTCGACCTCGAGGCCGGACTGGAGATCGAACGGGCAATGGACCAGTGCGGGGAGATTGTCCAGCGGGCCGTCAGGAAGCGGGCGAAGCGTCATTACCGGACCGGCAAGCTCGAGCGCCAGATCAAGGTCCAATCCATCGGGGCCGGCTGGGATCACACCGTCCGCGTCCACTCCGGCGGCCACGCTGCCCATCTCGTGGCCGGTCACGTCCGCGCCCACATGATCAAGTCGAAGCAACCGAAGACGCCGGCCATGCCGCTCTACGTCGGCGGGTCGATCGTCGGCTTCTCCGAGGCGGTCAAGCACAAGGCGACCCGCGGCGATCCCTACTTCCACGTCGGCGCGATGAACAGCCGGCTCGCGATCAACGCCGTCCTGAAGGCGTCTGCCAAGCACCTGGCCGCCCACCTTGCGGACCTCGTCACCCTGAAAGGAAGAGCCTGATGCCGGGAACGCAAGTCTTCACCTACGTCAACTTCGGCAAGGAGACGGTCAGGGGAACGCCGGTCGCGCCGACCCGGATGTTCTTCGATGACGGCGTCGGCGTCCTGATCCCGGACTACGGCCAGAACTTCCACGAGTCTGAGAACACCGGCCGCCGCTACCGGACGCGGCGGGTCACCCGGACGACCGAGGACGTCGCCCTGAAGTTCACGACGAGCTCGGGCGTCGGCTATGACGACCTCGTCATCCCGTTCTCGCAGATCAAGGGCGGGGCGACGGGCGTCGGCGGGGCGGCCGACAAGACGTGGACGTTCACGCCATCGGCGACCGCGGCCAACAGCCCCGAGGCGTACAGCGTCGATGTCGGTGACGACGTCCAGAACTGGCGTTGCCAGTACACGATGCTCGAGTCGTTCAAGATCAGCGCTGGTTTGGGCGACGTGACCCAGCTCGAGATGCAGGCGTTCGCTCAGCGGGCGGTCAAGACGGCCAAGGCGACTCCGGCGATCAATGCCGCGATCAAGATCCCGGGCGACCTCTGGACGATCAAGTTCGCGGCCACGATCGCCGGGCTCGGAGCGGCCAGCATCTCGACGAACTTCCTGCTCGGCTTCGAGCTCGAGGTCCAGACCGGCCTGAAGTGGCGCCACTACATGGACGGCAACATGTACGGCGCCCAGCACGTCGAGACGGACATCGCCTGGACGCTGAGCATGACCGTCGAGTCGACGGCCCTGGCGGTCAGCGAGTTCTACGACAAGGCGGTCGCCGACACGATGGACTTCATCCGGCTGAAGGCGACGGGACCGACGCTCGGCGGCACGAACTACAGCGCGCAGATCGACATGCCGGTCCTGTACGAAATCCCGGAGATCATCAGCGGCGAGTCAGGCAGCGACGGGATCAACATCTACAAGGTCAAGGCCCACGGTGCCGACGACACGACGAACGGGATCATCCCGGTCATCGTCAACAGCCTGGCGGCCCTGCCGTGAGCACCAACCCCCGCCAGCTCCATCGCCGACCAGCCAGCCGCCCGGCGGTCAGGACGGTCGACATCGCGATCGACAAGGGTGACTTTGCGGGCTGGGAGGCGACCGCAAGAGCCGACTTCCCGGCCCGCCTCCTGGCCGATCTGCAAAGCGGCCAGATCGAGCGGATCATCGCCGTCCTCGACGCGATCATCGTCGATCACAACTTCCCGAACTCGCAGGACGAGCTGGCCGAGCGGATGGGCGACGTCGACCCGTACGCCGGATTGATGGAGGCTGCGTCGGCCGTCTTCGACGCGATCGCCAAACTCCCAAACCGGTGAAGGCCGCCATGCTCCGGTATCAGGAAGGCGAGCGGGTCCGCTTCCCGCATCGCATCCAGGTCCACATGGTGGCCGCCCGCTACGGGACGACGCCGGCGAAGGTCCGCAAGTGGCCGGCCGATGATTTCCTCGACGCGCTGAACATGATGGGGGTCACCGGATGAGTGCCAGCACCGCCGAACTGACCCTGATCCTGAAGGCCAAGAACCTGGCCGACGTCGAGCTCGGCAAGATCCGGGCCGGGATGGAGAAGATCGCGACGACGGCATCGGTCGTCGCCGCCGACGTGGCGGCGGCCTTCCAGCGGATCGGCCGGCGGATCGCTAACCAGATGGGCAACGTCGCCCAGGACATCTTCTCCGGTGGCAACCTCGGCAACAGCCTGCTCGCCCTTGGGGCGACGATGGCCGGGGCGATCGTCGAAGGCCTCGGTGCCCACTTCATCCCGATGGTCCTCGAGAAGATGTCGGGGACTGCCGTCTTCGGCCCGGTGATCACCGCTCTGACGACCGAGGGCGCCAGCCTGGGCAGCGTCCTGTCCGGGGCCATCGCGACCGGGATGGCCGCCCTCCCGTTCCTGCTCGCGGCGGCGGCGGTCGCCGCCCTCGTCTACCTGATCGCCAACCCGGAGGCCCGCCAGAAGGCGCGCGAGGTCGCCCTGATGATCCTGGGCAAGGTCGGCGAAGGGCTAGCCGCCCTGCCCGGCCTCGTCGCCGACATCTTTCGCAACGCGATCACGTTGGCCGGTAACGCGATCGGTGCGCTGCCCGGCATCATTGCCGCAGCTCTGCACATGGTGCTGGATATCGCGGGTCGAGTCGTCGGCAAGATCCTCGACATCATCCTGGCGATCCCGCGGGCAGTGGCCGCGGCGATCGCGTCGCTGGGTGACCTGAGCCATGTCGCCAACCTGACCCAGACGACGGTCGGTCGGTACGGCACCGTCCCCGGCGCCATCCCATCGCACGCCGCAGGCGGCTGGGTCGGCATGAACGGGCCGGAGATCGTCCGGGTCGGTGAGCAGGGTCCCGAGTTCATCCGCCCGGCCGGAACGGGCAGCGGCGGCGGCACCGGCGTCACCATCCAGGGCGTCTCCGAGCGCCAGATCCTCGACATGGTCGAGCGCGGCCTCTACTTCCGGCTGCGCCGGGCAGCGCCGGTCACGGGCGGCTGACATGCCGCTCGCCCCGGAGATCAGCGTTGCCCCGGCATCCACGGCGCTCTACAGCCTGACGATCGCGGGCAACGACGTCCTGATCCCGGTGTCGGGTGGCAACGCCCCCGGCGTCCCGCTCGACACGATCGAGATCCGCGAGAACGGCCCGCCCGGCGTGTCCAGCCTGACGTTCACCTACGAGGACCCGCTCGGAACGGGGCCGACGATGAACGACGGCGACGAGGTCCAGCTCTGGGACCGGACGCTGAACGTCTGCCTGTTCCGGGGCTGGCCGCAGTCCTGGGACACGACGCCGTTCGGCGGCGGGCAGGGCCGGACGATCCACGTCCAGTGCGCCGGGATCGAGATCGCCCTCGACTGGGCGATGCTCCTGACGCCGCTCCGTGCCCCGTCCGGGACCCTGCTCGTGACGGCGGCGCAGTCGTGCTACGCGGCCGCGACCGGCGTCGGCCCGCTCAACGTCGCCTCCAACGGCACGAGCTCGCAGGCAACGCCGCTGTCCTACTTCTACTTCAACATCACCCCGGCGGCCCTGGCGTATGACGTCACGATCCCGGCCGGGACGTCGCTGCGGGCCGCCCTGATCGCGTGTGGCGTCGCCTCGGCCTCGACGGCGGGCGGTTATTTCGCCTACAACGCACCGGCGAACGCCCTGTTCACGATCGACTTCTACGGCGGCCTGCGGGGGATGCGGGACAGCGCCGGCGGGGCGTGGGCCGACGACTACGCGACGCTGACCGTCAACGACGCCTCGAGCGCCAACCGGGCGGAGAACCTCGATCACACGATCGACGCGACCGCGATCGTCCGCGGTGTCTACGTCGCCGGGCTGAACGCGGCGGGCTCGGGCTACCTCCCCGACGGGACCGGCAAGCAGGGCCAGATCGCGTTCATCAGCGACACGACGATCGACACCGCGGCGAAGCTGCTGAACGTCCAGATCACCTACCTCAACGGCGCGATCATCGGCGTCCGCGGCGAGTTCGACCTGTCCGACTGGACACCGACCGCCGGCGTCCACCCGGGCTCGCTGCTCGCCCTGACCGACGCGGCGACCGGGGCGACCGGGACGTACCGCGTCCGGCAGATCACGAAGACCTTCAGCGGTGCCCGCCAGAACTGGCATATCACCTATGGCAACGGGCTGCCACCGTCGCTGACCCGGTTGGTCCGCAGCCTGACCCGCTCCACCACGTCATAGGAGGCTCCGATGGCTGAAAGCCTGATCGTCGTCAACACCAAGAACGCCCACACCTGGAACCGGACGATCGGCGTCAACAGCATCGAGGACGAGTTCGTCCTGCCGGGCGAGTACCCCTATGCGACCTACAGCGTCCTGTCGGCCGCGGTTGCAACAGCCACGGCTAATAGCCACATGCTTCAGATCATGGCCGGCGGCACCCTGCCGGTTCGCCTTCGGCGGATCACGATCAGCCAGGGCACGCCGCCGGCGGCGATCGCGGGCGTGGAGTTCGTCGTTGTCCGTCTGACGACGGCGGGCACCGGCGGGACGGTGATCACACCGCGGCCGTACGACACCGTAGACGCCGCCTCGGGTGCCACCGCGATGACCCTGCCGACGGTGAAAGGCACCGAGACGTTCCTGCTCCGCCAGGCGGCGACGTTCTTTCTCCCGACGACCCTGACCCCGCTGAACCCCATCTGGGTCTGGGAGCAAGCTCCGAACACGAAGCCGATCATCATCCCGGCCGGTACCGCCAACGGGATCGCGATCAAGAACGTCACGGCGCTGGCGACGGCGACGGCCTACATCCAGGTCGAAGTTGTCGAGACGAACTTCGTCTGATGGTCTACCCGTTCGTCCAGGCCAAGTACGACTACGGCGTCCGCACGGCGCCCGTCCGGGCGTTCCTCGTCCACATGGCCGAGGGCGGCGGGACGGTCGGCTACCTGGCCCACGATCCCGCTCGTGGCGTGAGCGTCCATTACGTGATCGAATACAGCGGGCGGATCGTCCAGATGCTCGCGGAGAGTCATGCCTCCGGCTCGGTCGATCCGACCCAGATCCGCACGACGGATGACGTCGACCACTTCTACGGCGTGACCGCGGCGAAGGCCGTCATGGGCGCCTATTGGAACGACCCGAACAGCGCGGTCGTCAGCCTCGAGATGGAGGGCTTCGCCACCGACGGCCCGAACGCTGCCCAGGCGATCTCATTGATCGAGCTCGTCGACGACGTCAGATCCCGCTTCCCCGACATCGGCCTGCTCGGTCACCGTGACTTCGCGAGCTACAAGGCCTGCCCCGGAAAGCACATCGACTGGCCCGCCCTGGGCGGCCACGGCCCGGCGACGAAGGAGACCATCGTGAAGACCGTTCTCACCATCCCGCCGACCACGGTCATCCTGCCGAAGGTCGGCGTGCCCGTCCTCGACCAGCCCGCCGGCTCGAGCATCTACGTCACGAAGAGCGGCGACAAGCTGCCGCAGTGGGGTGACACCGAGCCGCCGTCCTATCACATCGTCCGACTGCCGGGCAACGTCGCGGGCTATCTCGCCAACGGCCAGGTCGCGAGCACGCAGCCGCTCCCGCCTCCCCCGCCCGTCGTCGATTGCACCGACGTCGTCAAGGCAGAGCTCGACAAGGCTGCCACCCGGGCGGCAGATGCAGTGAGGGCTCGGTGACCGTGCAGACCGACACGATCAAGGCCATCTTCACCTACATCATCGCCACGATCATCATCGTCGGCGGTGGCCTGATGCTCTTCTACACCCGCCTCGATCCGCCCGAATCGAACAGTCAGAACCTCAGTCTCGTCATCGCCGGGTTCATCGGGGCGGCCGTCCAGTTCGTGTTCAACCGCGAGACGCAGACGCAGACGGCCCGCCAGCAGGAGCGGGCGACGGCGGCTGGCGTCAGCTCGCAGGCGCCGCAATGAGCGACGTCGTCCTCGTGGCCCTGATCGCGGCCGTCAGCTCGATGGTCGCCGCCCTCATCTCGGCGTTTGCCCTGATCCAGACCCGTCAGACCCATACCCTGATCAATAGCCGGATGGACCAGCTCCTGAAGATGGCGGCGACCCTGGCCCGGGCGGAGGGTGTCGCCCAGGGCGAGCAGTCGCAGCGGGATCGGCAGTCGGCACCGGTGGAATAGGACGAAGGTCCGTGCAGGGTGGCATTGACACCGCCTGGGGAAGGCATATAGTCATCGTCTGATGGGCAAGCATCTTCCCTCCGATCACATGAACCCCGGGCGTCTTGCCACGCCTGGGGTTCACTCATCCTCGGAGGTACCCATGGACCGCCGTCAGAAGCTCGTCACCCTAGCCGACGGGCGGATCGTCGACGAGAACGCGATGCGCGACTACCTGTTGCAGCTCGACCGCCGCAACGAGCGCGTCACCGTCCTCCGCCTGTCGGAGAGCGACGTAGCCTGCCAGGCCGCGGCGAAGGGTCGCCGGTCATGAACAGCGTGAAGCAGGGCTTCGGCCTCGGCCTCGGCTGCCTGATCCTGTTCATCGCGATCGGGTTCATCGTCCTCCTGCTCGCGGCCCTGGCACCGTCATGAGGAACGCCTTCACGCCGCTCGGCTGGCTGTTCATGATCGTCTGCGCCTACCTCGTCCTGGCCGGCGTCATCGGCACGATCGCCCTGATCATCGTCGTGTTCGGATGATCGCCACGCCGGCAACCGGGATCTCCCGCTCCGCCTCTCACCAGTACACCTACGGCGGCAAGACCTACCCCGGCGTCACGTCCATCCTGAAGGTCATCGACAAGAGCGACGCCCTGATGGCCTGGGCGGCGAGACAGACGGCAGAGGCGGCGATCGATCTTGCCGAGCGGAACGCTTGGGATAAGGAAGATGAGGAAGGCCGATCCGCCTACGCGACGGGTCTGGAGATCCTGCTTTCTACCGTCGGCCGCGAGGGTACCGTCAAGGCGCTGACCTCCCGCTCCTCCTGGAAGCGTGACGAGGCAGCCCAGCTCGGAACCGATGTCCACGCCCTGGCCGACCGGGTCGCCAACGGCGAGCCCGACATCATCGTCCCGGAGAACGTCCGCAAGCACGTCCGCCACTACGCCGAGTGGTGGGCCGCATCGGGCTGGACCGTCAGGACGACGGAGGCGTTCCTCGTCAACCCGGACCACGGCTACGGCGGGACGCTGGACCTCCTCTGCCGGGACCGCGACGGAAAGACCGTCCTGGCCGATATCAAGACCGGCAAGGGCGTCTACTCCGAGGCCGTCCTCCAGCTCACGGCGTACGGCGCCGCCACGATCATCCAGACACCCGCCGGGGCGCTCTATCCCATGCCGGCCGTCGATCGCTACGCGATCCTCCACGTCACCGCCGACGGTGTCCGGGAGATCGAGGTACCGGTAGGTACGCTCGAGCGGCTGGCGTGGGGAGCGTGCATCGACCTGTTCACCTGGAAAGAGACGACGAAAGGGAAGCGACTCTAATGAACGACGAGATCATCATCGGCGGCGACGCGGTCGACATCCCGCCCGGGACCTACCCCGGCAAGCTGTCAGCGGTCAGCACGAAGACCTCCGTCGCCTGGGGCGACTTCCGGGCGTGGGACTTCCTGCTCGACGAGGGCCATATCGTTGGCGGCGGGAGCTCGATGTCGACGGGATCGAAGTCGAAGGGCGGCCGCTGGATCGCCGCCCTCCTGGGCCGCAAGCCCGACAAGGGAGAGAACGTGACCGCTGCGATCATCGGCCGGCCGTGCCTCGTCGTCGTCGGGTTGAAGGACGAGTGGCCGACCGTCCTCGACGTCCTCCCTCCCCTCGCAGGATCGTCCACGGCGGCCCAGAACGGCCCTGTAACGGCCGTAGCGTCGGTTCCGATGCACGAGGGCATGGAACTGCCGTGACCACCCTCGACGAGATCGCCCGACGAGACGCGGAGGAACCCCAGGGACTGCCGCCGTGGGAGTTTGAACGATGGGCGACGATGGCCGTCGCCGACCGTCGCGTCCTGCTCGGGTTGGTCCGCGAGGCGAGAGAGGCGCTGACGAAACTCCACGAGGCCGCCGCAGCCATCGAGGAGTGGCCGGGCTTAGGGCACCGCGACTGCACGGCCGAGACGTGCTACGCCGTCCGAGCCCTCACCGAAGGGAGCGACAGAACGTGAGCACGGAACTGGACTCTGGCGAACTCTATCCGGGTGAAGATGAATATCTCGGGCTGACGGCCGAACAGCGCGAGGATGACAGGCTCGATGCGGCCTCGTCGCTGGCCGTCGATCGAATGGAAACGTCCGTGACCGACCCGGCCCGCGACGTGGAGACGGCGGCAGGACCGCTGACGACCGACGAATTGCGTCGGCTCGCGCAGTCGGAGCATGTCGGCACGTCGATGCAATGTCCGATTGACATGCAGCCGCGACCGTGTACCACGGCTCGATGGCTCGCCACGCTGGCCGAGGCCGCCCTCGAACGACGCGAGGTCAGGGCGGCGGCGACGGCCATTCGTGAACTGATCGCGGCTGATTGGCCTGATGAGGCGGGTCGTCTGCGCAGTATCGACGCGATGCTGGCCGCCATCCTCGCCGACCGTGAGCAGGAAGGGGGCTGAGAGGTGAGCGAGCCGCACCCGACGGACTTCCTCGATTGCGAGATACACGTCACGAAGCAGGCGCACGATAAGGCGTTGGCTTTGACTGCCGCGCGTCGAGCCGTGGCCGCCGCTCCCATCCGAGAGCCGGGCTTGCGTGCATACCTCCGACCCGACCGGGTGGCGCTCGCGCTCTCGTCGGCGGGCTTTACTCCGGGCCGCTTCACCGTCAGTCGGTATGGCGAGCATCAGGAGCCGCTGCATTCGCGCTCGTTCACCGACGCCGCGACTGATTTGCTCGCCGCTCTCGGCCCTCTCGCCGACTCCACCCCGAGCCCGGAGATCGACGCGACGATCCTTGCTGAGGCCATGCGGAGCGAGGAGCCGAGCGGGATGTTCTCGATCCTCGCCGGTCATCCGGGAACGACAAACCGACTTGCTCCGGGGTTCGCGCTGGACTTGGCTCGGATGGTCGCCGCCGAGTACGCCCGCCTCGCCAAGTCACCGGACATCGACTTGATCGAAGTGTCCGGCGGTGAGCCTGAGAGGTATCTCGCAATGGCTCGCGAGATGGAACTCGGTGCCCTCGCTGACGCATTGGCCGAGGCTGGCGCGTTCATGCTCGAACTGGTCGACCAGTACTACGGCACTGACCACGAGTTCGACATCCCGGAGGAGGCTGAGTTCCGCCGTCATCGCGCCGTGATCGAGGCTGCCGCTGCGACAAGGGTCGCCCCATGACCGGCGAGTACCACGTCGCGACCGGCGGCAGCCCCACGGACCGACGGCCCAGGCTGCTCGACCTGTTCTGCGGCGCCGGCGGGGCTGCGATGGGCTACTCGCGGGCGGGCTTCGATGTGGTCGGCGTCGATATCAAGCCGCAGCCTCACTACCCGTTCGAGTTCCACCAGGGCGACGCGATGACGTGGCCGCTTGATGGGTTCGACGCGATCCACGCGAGCCCACCGTGTCAGTTCTACTCGATCACCCGGAATCTCCCTTGGGTCGATCGCTCGAAGCATTGGGACTCTGTTCCTCCGACACTGGCGGGACTCCAGGCCAGCGGTCTTCCGTACGTCATCGAGAACGTGATCGGGGCGCCGCTCGACGGGATCATGCTCTGTGGTCAGATGTTCGGGATGCGCCGGGCCGACGGCAAGCCGGTCTATCGCCACCGATTGTTCGAGTCCTCGACCTTCCTGATGGCGCCTAGTCATCCAAAGCATTACGAGGTCATCCAGGCCGGCCATCAAACTCGCGGTCGATTGAGCGGTCACGGCACCGACATCGGCTGCGAGTGGATGACCAAGACCGAACGCAACCAGGCCATCCCACCCGCCTACACCGAATGGATCGGCGCGCAGCTCCTCCGCGCCATCGACAGGAAGGAACCGGCATATGTCTGACGCAACCTGGGCCCACATCTCCGACCAGCAGGACCGCCGCTGGACGGCCCAACCCGTCGTCCTCGGAGGACCGAACAGCCGGCTCACGTCACTCGCCTTCTGCTCGAGGTACAACCGGGACGCCCACTACGCCGATATCAGGGACCTGGCTGGCGTCCTCCATTGGGCAACACAGAAGCAGATGAGGATCTTCGGGATCGTCACCCGGATCGGGACATTGGGATCTGGTTACACGAAGACCCGGGACATCGCAGCGGAGGCCAGATGCAGCCCGGGTTACGTCTCCAAGGTTCTCTTGAAGTTCGAGGCGTGGGGGATCATCGGGATCATCAGGACCCGCGGCCGGTACGGCAAGCTGTTCATGTTCGCGCGGGAGATCGGCGATGGCCTGGACTCACTGGTGGCCGGCGCAAGGCGCCGTCTGCTCGCGTTCAAAGTGACCCGCGCAGCTCGCAAGCTCCGTCGCGCAACTAATGTTTCCTCCTATCCAACGAACGGTAGGAAGGAGGAGAACCTACCTAGTCTCTTTAGTATGGTTATGGAGGAAACATTAGACGTCGACGCGCTGACGCCGTTCGCCAGGGCGGTCCTCCACGAGCGGGCAAGGCTCGCGATGGACGATCCGAAGGGCGAGCAAGAGGCGGTCGCGCCGCTGTCCGAGGAGCGAGCTCACTTCCTGTTCAACGTGACGTTCCCGCCGCCGCGTGAGCAGCGGGACAGCGTGACGGTTCACGATTGGGACGAGAAGCTGGCCGTGGCGCTCGGGATCGACACGACGCAAGTTCGAGGCCGTGTTGCGTGTCCTGCTCACGGTGAGGGCAGGGCGAAGACGATCTCCTGGCGCTGGGACGAGACGAAGCTACTCGTTCACTGCTTCGCTGGCTGCACGTTCGATGAGATTCGCAAGGCTGCCCTGGGATGACGGAGGCCGAGCTCCGCTCCACCGTCGTCGAGCAGGCCCATGCTCGAGGCTGGCGCGTCTTCAGCCTGCCGATCGCCAAGACGAGACGGCCGGTGAAGGACGCCGTCGGCTACCCCGATCTCACCCTGGCCAGACAGCGGCGCGTCCTGTTCATCGAGCTGAAGACGGAACACGGCGTCCAGTCGGCGGAGCAGATGCGCTGGATGATCGACCTGCCCGACTACCACGTCGTTCGGCCGGCCGATCTGTCGTGGTTGTGGGAGATCCTGCTGTGAGTGGACGCTGGGCGAAGGACATGGAGGCGATCACAAAGCGGATCATCCTCAGGGACAACGGGATCTGTTGGCTGTGTCGCAAGCCCGGTGCGACGACCGCCGATCACGTCCTGCCTCGGAGCAAGGGTGGAGGCAACGAGGATCGCAACCTTCGCGCTGCCCACCGTGGTTGCAACTCACGCAAGGGCAATCGATTTGTTTTGCCACGAGCGAGGCCAAATAGATGGACGATTGCGCAATGAGAGCGATTTGTTCGCGTTTATTGCGTGTTGAGCGTGGGATGAGGCGGCCTTTTTCTGGCAGGACGCTCCCTGAAC